GCATGTGCAAAAAATCCAAGTCCATTGGGTGTAATCAATACACCAATGATTAAGTATAAAACAGAAAAGGTTGCAGCTGCAACTTCCAACATACCTAAATGGTATAAGTCTTTACCAATTAAAGATAATGCAATTTATTCTGTTGGTTCTTCATCTTCTCCAGACTTACAACTGTCTGTTGATATGGCAACACTAAATGCAAAGTATACACTTGCAGATAGGATTAATGGAAGACTTGATGGTATGATGAAAACTTTTATGACAAGGTTAGGAACAGATGAAGATGTATCTGCAACTACAATGTCAGAAGTCGAAAAGGTAGTCAAGAACGTAATCGCATCTGTTGATGTTGCTGGTTATAATCCTAAAGAGATTGAAGTATTTCCAAGTGGCACACAGTTTCGTGCATTTGTATTACTTGAGTACTCAGATACAGAAGCTCGTAAGATTATCATGAATCGTATGATGAAAGACAAGTTAGTGTATTCTAAGATTAGGTCTACTAATGCTTTTAAAGAATTGCAAAATGAAGTGAAAAAATCTAAGAAAGAAGATCAAACATCTTCACTAAGTAACATAACAAAAGAGATAGGTAAAGTTTCTAATGTTGTTACTAAGAAAATCACAAAGGATATGATGTGAGGAAAGATAGACCAAAACAAGGTTTAACTGTCGTAGTTCGTGGAGATGACATCAATGGTGCAATGCGAGTTCTAAAGAAACGTATGCAAGATGAGGGCATCTTCAACGAAATGCGAGAAAGAGTTGGACACAAGACTAGGAGTGAAAGAAGAAGATTAGAAAAGGCTGCTGGTCGTAAAAGATGGTTAAAGAAAATTGATAAATTAAAAGAAGAAGGAAAGTGGCATAATGATTAAGAAAAAACGTAAGCCTATGACAGAGGAACAAAAACTGGCTGCATGTGAAAGACTTGCAAAGGCGAGAGCTGCAAAACCACCAGCAAAGAATAGTTCTATTCATGCATCAGTACTTGCAATTCCAGAGGAAGATATGTTATCTGTAAAGAATGTTCAGAGTTGGATTAAAAACCAAAAAGAACAATTAGTAGAATATCGTGCTTCTGTTCGTAGAGATATCAAAGGTGCAATCGCACAAGTTTCTAACTGTGAGGGTTATATTCGTAACTTGCAATACTATCTTAAACATGGTGATTACTGTGATGATAGATATGGTGCATATCAAGAAAAGAGGGTGTCATGGCAGACGATAACGACAAAGGGATAATACTACAAGGGCCTTGGAAAAGGGTTAAGACTGTTAAGAAGTCTCAAACAGAAAAGATATCTAATGATATGCTTTTTGCAGAAGACGTTGCAGAAAGTGTTATGATTCCTATGATTCATGGTCTTTCTGAAAATGGTGTTGATATTAAAACTGATGCATTTGTCAGAGAAGTTGGTTTTATAAATGAAATTGTTAAGTCTGTTATGTATAGAACTATGAACTATCCACACCCAATGACAGCTTTGGTTGATAATTTAATGTTAACTAAAACTGAATCTATTGAAGATGTTTATGCTAGGTTTGATCATGAAAAACTAGAAAAAATGGTTAGTGTATTGACTGACGATAAAAAAGATGATGAATAAAGAGATATTAAAAAAATGATAATAATTGATATGAACCAAATATCATTAGCAAGTCTGATGATGGATATGAGTATGCGAAAGAGTGACGAAGTAGATGAGAATATGGTAAGACATATGATACTTAACTCTGTTCGTTTATATAGAACACAGTTTAATAAAGAGTATGGAGAAGTTGTTCTTACTTATGATTCTAGACATTATTGGAGGAGAGAAGTTTTTCCACAATATAAAGCTAGTCGTAAAAAAAGTAGAGAAAACGATAAACAAAAATGGGATAATATTTTTGGTCTTCTCAATAAGATCAAAGCAGAGTTCAAAGAAAACTTACCATACAAATACTTAGAAGTGTATGGTGCAGAGGCTGATGATATTATTGCAACTCTATGTAAGAATAATCAAGATGAAAATATTATGATTGTGTCTGGAGATAAAGATTTTATTCAGTTACACAAATATCCAAAGGTAAAACAGTATAGTCCAATACTAAAGAAGTTTGTAAAAGACCATAATCCAACTACCTATATAAAAGAACACATACTTAAAGGCGACACTAGTGATGGAGTACCAAATGTTCTATCGCCAGATAATACTTTCGTAGATAGTATAAGACAAAGACCTTTAGGAAGAAAGAAGATTGAGACTTGGTTGGATATACATATAGATGATTTGCCTGAAGAAGTCAAAAGAAATTACCAAAGAAATGATAAACTTATTAACTTAGATAATATTCCTGCTGAATTAGAAAAGGAAATATTAGATGATTATGATGGTGCGACATTTGGTGATAGAAGTAAATTATTAAATTATTTTATACAAACAAGATTAAAAAATCTTACTGAAACAATTGGAGAATTTTAAATGCAAGAAACATACTACCCACTCTTTTCGGAGATACTAGACAAAGTACATAAGGCAAAAACTAAGGATCAGAAGATTGATTTTCTTAAACAATACAAATCAGATTCATTGAAGATGTTTTTGAAAGCTGCGTTTGACCCAAAGATAGAATGGGTCTTTCCAGAGGGAGAAGTTCCTTACACACCCAATGATGCTCCTGCTGGAACGAATCATACGTTATTGATACAAGAATCAAAAAAACTATGGCATTTCATCAAAGGTGCAGATAATAGAACAAAACAACTTCAAAAAGAAAATATGTTCTTTCAGATGTTAGAGGGTCTACACGAAAGTGAAGCAAAACTTCTTGTCAATGCAAAAGATAAAAAGTTACATCAAATCTATAAAGGTTTATCTGCAAATGTTGTAAAGGAAGCATTTGGTTGGGATGAAGATTTTAAAGCTGAAGAATACCCATCTGCTGGTGGACTTGCAAACGGATAATGAAAGTTACCCCTATCTATAGAACTGTATTTTCTCAAAGGAAACCATCACAGACTTGGAAAGTAAGTGATTCGCAACCTTTAGAAAATACAGAACAAGCCCCTGGAAATGACCTCAAAAAACGTAGTGAAAACAAATACTTACGAACACACTTGACATTACCTCAATCTTCTGTTATTATAATTAAGTAAGATAAAGAATAACAGAGAGAAAGAAAATATTATGACAATGATTAAAAAGAAGTTTGAAAAGATTGAAGATGGTATTAACAATATGTTAGATGCTGCTGCACATGACTATAATAGAATGGATTTAACATATAGAACCTCTGATGAGTTTCGTGCTGGGTTTATGATTAAAAAGGGTCAGAAATATATCAAGATTGGTAGAATGTCTAAACATACGCCAGATCGAATGGGTCAAGTTTGGGGTTTTGTTGTTAACACAAATGATGACAAGAAGTTCAAAAAAGGTGATGTTCTAAAGGCTGCTGGATTTAATGCACCAGCGAGAAATGCACCAAGAGGTAATGTTTTAGAGGGTGGTTTCAATATTAATTGGACTGGCCCAGAATATTTGTAGGAGAATTGAAATGATGTCAATGAATGGTTTTTTACTAATAACTCTTGTAATAGGTTGTGTTATGTTTATTGGATATATGGAAGACCCATGTATCACAGAAGGCTTAAAACAAGGGTGTATGGAATAATGAGTTTGATTCGCACAGCACCTCTCTCTCTCATCAACTTTAATGCTGTGCGAATCACTTTCCCAAATGAACATATGATGAAAACGTGATGTACTGTAAGTACTTGAAATCATTGGGAAAATTTAGGGGGGTTGACAGACCCCCTTTTTTAGTATATACTATAAGTATAAACAATAAAGAGAGAGAAATAATTATGAAAAATCAAAAAAATCAAGAACTAAGTATTCATCAGACATTTAAAATGCAAGATACTTCTGGAAAGAATAATCCAATTAGGTTCATTAATGCCCATAAAGGTGGTATTCAAATGTATGGTACTGAAGTTGGTGAGTTGGTTGCATGGGGTAAGACTCCAGAGATGATTACTTATGCACTAAGAACAAAAGGTTCTGTTGATGAAGTTTATGCTGGTTCTTCAATGGACTTTGCAAGTGAAAATGGATTTGCAAATGATGAAGATGCAATGAAACTTTGGTCAGAGGGTTGGAACAATTATGTTGATGAAATCAATGCAGTTGGTGAAAAACCAAAAAATATTAATTATGGGAGTGCTATATAATGGGTTATTTTTTTCAAGAATGGAAAGATAAGAAAATGTCAGTTGAAAGTTCTGATGGTCAGTTTATTATGAATTTTGGAGAGGCAGAAAAGTCTATGATTCAAAATCTTGAAGATGCAGTTGTTAATTTGACTGAGGGTGCTTCTGATGAAAAGAGGTCTGCAATCAATTATATTGAGTATCTTGCAGATTGTTTGAAAAAAGGTAAAGTTGAAGTGAAGTGGAATATCAGTTAATGGATAAGTTTATATTAGTAAATGGTGGAACTAAAGAACAAAGACAATTAGTTCACAATATTACTGGCTGGTTCTGTATGAAGTTTTTCAATAGATTCAAGTCTTATAATATTGAATTTGACCTTTGTAAAATAGAGGGTAATGTTCAAGGTTGGTGTCTGGAGATTGATAAAAATGCATCTCATATTGAAATTGATAAAAGACTTAAAGGTGATGATTTCATTACTTGTGTATTACACGAGTTAGTTCATGTTAAACAACAGTTCAAAGGTGAACTAAAAGAACTAAATGGTAAAGCAAAAAAATGGAAAGATGAGATTCATATTGGTCTAACGAATTTTTCAAATATGGATAAAGTAGAGTCTGAAAAAATAAAAAAGATAGCACTTGATAAAAATGTATTTGTTTCAGACTATATGGATTTGCCTTGGGAAATAGAAGCTTATGCAATGCAAGAAACTTTGTTAATAGAATGGAATGAAAACGGATGGAAATAATCAATGCTTAGTTTAAATGAAATAATAGTTATGATGGGTATTGCAATAGGTGATCCATCACTACCAACTGAAAAACCAAAGACTGTTGGTGTAGACCCAATTCAAGCAACTTGTCTTGCAGAGAATGTTTATTTTGAATCTAGAAATCAAGGAACTGCTGGTTGGAGTGCAGTTATTTCAGTAACATTAAACAGAGTAAAGGACAGAAGATTTCCTAACACTATCTGTGAGGTTGTTAAACAAGGGCCAACAAGGGAGTCTTGGAAGAAGAATGGAACTTACTATCCTATCAGACACAGATGTCAATTTTCATGGTATTGTGATGGTAAGAAAGATGTAGTATATAAAAAAGATGCAAAGATATATAAAGAGATATACAATCTATCATATGTATCTTTAATTAAAGGTATCAGAATACTAGATATTACTGATGGTGCAACACATTATCATGCAGATTATGTAACACCAGCATGGGCCCAAACTAAAACAAAAACTGTGGAGATCGGTGACCACATATTTTATAGATGGGAAAAGTAATGAACATATTCTATTTACATGAAGACCCTATCCAAAATGCAAAGTGGCATATTGATAAACACGTTGTCAAGATGCCCATTGAGTATGCACAACTTATGTCAACTGCACATAGAATGTTAGATGGAGAAATGTATCTAGGTAAAACTGAAAACAATCGTAACATCAAGAGATGGAGATTAGATGATGAACGAGAAGATATATTATACAAAGCTTCTCATGTCAATCACCCATCTGCAATATGGGTTCGTCAATCCGTAGAGAACTATTATCAGATGTATAGAATCTATATGGCTACACTTGCAGAGTATACATATCGTTATGGTAAAATACATGGTTCAACTAAACCATC